CACAAGCTCCACATCTACATGAACACTTTTTGAAAGGACCATATCCAATGGTTAAGATCACCAACCACCACAAGATCGACCTGCCTCTGGCGGTTTGGTTGCTGCAAGACGGTTACAACTCCGGGGCTGCTGAAGCTCCCCCCGGTGAGCTGATCTCAGTGACCACGCTGATGAAACCAACACGTCAACTGATCCTCAAACGTAAAGTGGATCACAAGATGGAAGAGATGGATCTCTCAGATGTCATCGCTTCCCGTATGGGCCACGGTCTCCATGACTCCATCGAACGTGCATGGACTCAGGGTGACTGGCAAGGTGCCATGCGGAAGCTGCACTACCCTCAGAAGATCATCGACAAGGTGCGGATCAACCCTGATCCGAAGACCGTGAAGGATGATGAGATCCCCATCTATCTGGAGATCCGTGGGTACAAGCAGTTCCGTGATCTTTGCATCACCGGTCAGCTCGACTTTCTGATCGGTCAGGCGTACCGGGATTTCAAATCCACCAGCACATTTGCTTGGACTTCTGGGAACAAGGATGAAGACTACATCCTCCAAGGGTCCATGTATCGCTGGATCATGCCGGACCTGATCCGGGATGACGTGATGAGGATCCAATTCATCTTCACAGACTGGGTCAAGTATCGTACTGCTGATCCCCGCTATCCTCAGATCCGGACTCCTCACAAGGAATTCCCTCTGCTCTCCCTCAAGGAGACGGAAGACTGGGTCAACGGGAAGGTGGACCACATCATCGAGAACGCTGGCAAGAGCCAAGACAAGATGGTGGAGTGTACCGACAAGGAGCTGTGGCGCTCTGAGCCTCAGTACAAATACTACTCGAACCCGGAGACAGCCAAAGCTGGTGGTCGTTGTCAGAAGAACTTCGACAACCCTGCTGATGCCCAGCTCCACTTGCAGGAGAAAGGCAAAGGGACAGTCGTCACCGTACCCGGTGAAGTGAAGGCTTGTCCGTACTGCCCTGCCTTCTCGGTTTGTGAACAACGCAAAAATTACTTCCACGACGACGGAAGTCGAACATAAGGAGACACCCCGTGTCAAAACCACTCTATGACCTCAGTGTGATCGAGAACGAACCTCATCACCCGGCCATGTCGGAGTTGGTTGATCTGCTGTGCCACCGTACAGGAAACGTCAACCGTGACTTCTTCCAAGCCGAGGTTGCCTACTTCTTGGGTCTGATCCCGAGTTCCATGCGGGCAACCATCGTCAGCCCTGAACGGGGGAAGATCCCGATCAACGTCTATTCCATTGCTCTGGCCACATCAGGCTTTGGCAAGGGTCACTCCGTGTCTCTGATGGAAAACGTGATCTCTGACTTCCGGCAGCTCTTCACGGGGTCCGTCTTCCCAGCCATCGCTGAGAGTTCGATCTACGATCTCGCAGTGGACATTGCTGCAAAGAAGTCGGGGAGCGAAGACGAGGAGAAGAAACTCTTGGAGGCTGATTTCAAGCGCCAAGGACACGCACCCTTCCTCTTCGACTCCGGCACTGGACCAGCAGTGAAGCAGCTCCGTTACAAGCTGCTGCTCGCTCGTGCAGGTTCGATCAATTTCCAAATGGATGAGATTGGCTCCAATATCGTAGGCAACACAGAGGTGATCAACATCCTCTTGGAGCTATACGACTTGGGTCGGATCAAAACCAAGCTGGTGAAGAACACTGCCGACAACGAGCGGGGCATTGATCTGGTCGGGGCCACCCCTGCCAACATGCTCATGTTCGGAACTACCTCGAAGCTCTTCGACGGATCCAAGACCGAGGAGGAGTTCTACTCCTTCCTTGAGACGGGATACGCTCGTCGCTGCTTCTTCGGTATGGGGAAGCCTGAAAACTTCTCCGCTACCATCAATCCCGAGGACGTGTACAACGGGTTGGTGTCCAAGAACCGGTCACAGTCTCTCCTAAACTGGAAGCACAAACTGGCCAAGTTCGCTGACACGCGCTTCTACAATCTGAAGATCGACGTGCCAAAAGAGGTGGGGGTCGAGATGATCTCCTACCGTCTCCACTGTGAAATGGTGGCCAACACGTTGCCTGAGCACGAAGTCATCCGGAAAGCTGAACTCAGCCACCGGTACTTCAAAGCCCTCAAGCTCGCAGGCATCTATGCCTTCTTGGATGAGTCTCCCGAGATCACCAAGAAGAACCTGCGTCAGGCATTCAAGGTCGCTGAAGAGAGTGGAGCATCGTTCCAGACCCTGCTCAAGCGGGAGAGGAACTTCGTCCGTCTGGCGAAGTACATCGCTTCGTCAGGCGTCACCTTGACCCATGCTGATCTCGTTGAGGATCTGCCATATTATCCTAACTCCTCCGTACCCCGGAGGGAAATAATGGATCTCGCAATGGCATGGGGCGTGGGCAACCACGTTGTCATCAAGAAGAACGTGATCAGCGGAGTTGATTTCTTCACTGGCTCAACGCTTGAAGAGACCGATCTGAACAAGATCAGCTTCAGCTTCTCTGATCACTTCGCTTCTGACTACTCTCCGATGCAGAAACCATTCGACAGCCTTCCCAAGCTGCTGACTGCACCGGGGATGCACTGGTGCAACCATCACTTCGATAAGGAGCACCGGTCGGAGGACAATGTCATCGAAGGCTTCAACTGCCTTGTGGTGGACATTGACGGCCATGAGCGTGACAAGGATGGCAACATCACGAGTCGCGGTATTCGTCTCGAAGCTCTTCACGAGCTGATGAAAGAGTACACCTTCATCACGGCCACAACCAAGCGTCACACAGACGAGGAGCATCGGTTCCGTCTGATCATGCCAGCGAACTACAACCTGAAGCTGGACAAGACAGACTACCGTGACTTCATGGACAGCTTCCTTCTCTGGCTGCCCTTCAAGTCTGATGGCTCTGCGAACCAGCGGAGCAAGAAGTGGATGACCCACGAGGACAGCCAAGTCGTTGTCCACAAAGGAACTTCACTGGTGAACGTCCTACCGTTCATCCCGAAGACCAAACAGAACAGCGAGTACACCGCACAGGTGGCTGATCTGGGACGCTTGGATCACCTTGAACGGTGGTTCCTCAACAACATGGAAGTGGGAAACCGGAACAACAATCTCCGGGACTTCGCCTTCATGTTGGTGGACGCAGGTGCAACCTACGATGTCATCAAGGGCAAAGTGAACACTCTCAACGAGCAGTCACAGAGTCCTCTGAAGAAGGATGAGATCGAGTCCACAATCCTGAAATCGGTGGCCAGTAAGATGGCACCCTAACCCTATTGACTGAGAGACCAGATGTACCCCGGAGGTGAATTTAGCCGGGGCGAGGACGAAAATGGTGATAAGGCCACCTTGTCCAATAAGAGATTACAATCACCCTGTCCTAACTTGGATACCCAAGGATGTGTCGGTTCGATTCCGGAAGCAGATCTCTCAGTCAATGGACCTCCATAATTCAACAGGATAGAAACCTGTTTCCTAAACAGGGAATGAGGGTTCGAGTCCCTCTGGGGGAACCAACAACGAAGGAGACGTTATGTCTGAAAGTCCAAAAGCCATCCTCATCGCGGGTGAGTCCGGGGCAGGTAAATCTGCCTGTCTTCGGAACATGCGTGGTCAGGAGGGTGTTCTCTACATCAACTGTGAAGGTGGCAAACCGCTACCTTTCAAGAACAAGTTCAAACGGGTGACAGTGGATGACCCTGAAGAGATCTTCGATCTCTACCAGCAAGTCCTCGACAACCCCGGACGCTTCCACACCATCGTGATCGACACCATCAGCTTCATGATGGACCGGTTCGAGTCTGTTCATGTGCTTGGTTCAGCCAACACCATGCAGCAGTGGGGCGCATACGGCCAGTTCTTCAAGACCCTCATGTATGACTACGTGGCCAAGTTCCCCGGCTACTCGATCATGCTGGGTCACATCGACGCTCAACTCGATGAGAACACTGGCAAGTTTTCTTACACCGTGCCTGTCAAAGGTGCGCTGAAGAAAAACGGTCTGGAGGCATACTTCACGACCGTGATCGGAGCCAAGAAGGCTACGATCAAGGAGATCGAAAAGGATGCTGCCGAAGGCAAACTCCTCAAGATCTCCGAACGGGACCGGGACATGGGCTACAAGCATGTGTTCCAGACCCGTACTACGCGAGCCACAGTGGGAGATCGGATACGCTCTCCCTTTGGTCTCTTCGAAGATGACGAGACCTTCATCGAAAACGATGCACAGCTCGTGATCGACCAACTGGTTGAATACTACGCGGAATAACTGCCGAACAACAAACCAGACCCGAAACCCTGAAAGAAAGAAAACGCTAATGAGCAACATTTTCGCAGGAAAAAAAGCCGCTGCTGACAAGGTCGAAGACGACTACCTCGGTGGCGGAGGCGCGTTGGATACTGACATCTACACCGCCACCATCAAGACCGCGTACATCGGCAAGGCATCTGCCTCCGAAGCACGCAACGTGACCCTTCTGCTCGACATCAACGGACGTGAAGTCCGTCAGCAGATCTGGGTGTCCAACCGGAACGGCGACGTGACGTACAAGGACAAGAAGACCGGTGAGGACAAGAACCTCCCTGGCTTCAACCAGATCAACTCGCTGTGTATGCTCGTCTGCTCGAAAGAGATGGGCAAGATGGATGTCGAGGAGCTGACGGTGAAGCTGTACGACTTCGACGCGAAGAAGGAGCTGCCGCAGGCAGTGGACTGCTTCACGGAGCTGCACGGTGAGAAGGTCCAAGTCGCTCTCCAGCGTCAGACGGTGGACAAGACCGCTCTGGACCAGAACACCGGCAAGTACGAGCCGACTGGTGAGACCCGTGATCAGAACGAGATCATCAAGTTCTTCCCGGAAGACAAGCTCGTGACCATCAGCGATGTCGCCGAGTTCATTCGTGGACTGGGTGGGAACTTCGACGAAGTTCTCGAAGCTGGTGAGATCGGCAAAGCCATCGCCAACATGGACGAGTCGGCCTCCAACTATGCCGAGAAGTGGCTGGAACGGAACAAGGGCCAGACCTACGACAAGTCCACTGGCAAAGGTTCGTCCGAAGGCAAAGCCTTCAAGGGCGGATCCGGTGGCGAGGGCAAAGCGAAAGCCAAGACCTCGTTGTTTGACGACTAATCACCGTCAGACGTAAGGAGGTTGCGATGACAATACCGACCCACCGAGAGTTCAAGCTGAAACTGCCAATGAGGTTTCGTACCTCACGCAAGAAGGTGACAGCTCTCAATCTGAACGTCTATCGCAACCTCCACTACCGGAGCCTCACAGCCCTGAAGCACAAGTTTCAGGATCATGGGGCCAAACTGTTGCGTGATGCTAAGGTGCCTCCCCTCGGGAGGATCCGACTCAGGTATCAAGTATTCGCCAGAACCAAGAGAGAATTCGACGTAGCGAACATCTGCTCCATTGTGGACAAGTTCTTCTCAGACACCCTGCAACATGCAGGAATCATTGAGGACGACAATTGGAAGTTCCTCGACGATGTCTCTTTTGGTTTCGGTGGATTCGCTACCGAAGAACATGTCCTCGTGACAATCACAGAAATTGAACCAAGAAAGGGGAACGCCATGCGGATCCTTCTCGATGAAGACGAAATCCAGAAAGCACTGGAAGCCTTTGTGGCAACACTGGGCCTCTCAGGTGTGACTGGTGTCGATCTGAACTCCGACGATGATGGGAACATCACCGCTGAGGTTCTGATGGGCGAAGCCAAAGCCAAGCCGAAGACACGGCGTGGGGGTCGTAAGCCGGGTTCCAAGAACAAACCGAAGGAGCCGGAAGACGATGTGGAAACACCTGATGAAGACAGCGATGCTGGCGATGGCGCAGGAGATGCTGAATCACCAGAAGGCGATGGTTCGACAGACGAAGCCGATACCCCGGCCAAAGCTGAAACCGAGACCAAAACCGGGAAGTCCTCGGGAAAAAACCTTTTCGGGGACGAGGAAACCGAATCCTCCGCGAGTGATTCCCCCGAAGAAAGCACCGACACTGAAGCGCCTGCAAAGGTGAAGAAGTCGTCGATCTTCGACCAATGAGCTGGGGAAAGGCCATCGGCCTAACCCTTCTCTTCGGTGTGTTGTCAGTCGCTGTCCTAGTGGCAGGTGCTCTGATCGGATTGCTCCTCACATTGGTGGCCCCCATCGCCCTAGTTTTCACGGGACTGTGGGTGGTGTGGTTCATCAACAAGGACTTCGATGTAGACGACTGACATCGCGGTAGGGCTTGACCCTACTACCAGTGGCCGAAAGCCGCAGACTGAGGGTTGTGCCTCAGACAGGGAGTGAAAGTCTCCCACCCCTTCTGCTTGGGGATATGCTGCACCTGACGTGCGAACCCCTTAATTCGGTATGGTCAGGCATCCACGACGGATGACGAAACAGTGGACTCAGATTGATTAGAAGCCGTCTGTTTCAGAGAGGAGAGCCAACTCCTGAAAAAACGGAAGAGGGACTCTGATGAATATCCTCTGGGAGATTGTTACCCAGTGGTGATCGGAGTCCCTCTTCTTTCACCATTCCCTAGTCATACAGGTTCAGCCATGGGTTCAGACTGGCAGAACCGAACAGCATGTCCCATCCCAGAGCGTAACCGATACGATCATCAGCGATGACCGATGCAAGGTTGTCAGCCTGTGGCGAACCAAAGTCAGCGACAGTGGCAGCCAACAGCAGGGACCGAGCAGGGTTCTCACGGATCTGGTTCATGGCAATCTTCATGATCCGGATCTTGAAGGTGAGGAACCAAGTTGCTCCAATTCCTTCCAGATAAGTCCGGGTACGACCCGGCAAATTCAGGAAGTTGACGAACTCTTCGTTCACCACTTTCAGAGCATCCTCATGGGACAGACCCTTGTCGATCAGGTGATCGTAGTAGATCCCCTTGGCGATGAAGTCCCCGTACTGAACAGCCTTGTTGGCCCCCTTGTAGATGGCCGTGTCACGAGACAGGATCCCATACTTCGCAATGGTTTTCACACCTTGGTTCGGGATGGAGTCGATCTGCTTTTCGATCCAGTCACCCACACGACCACCAACGAGATCCACATCCATCTCGGTGATCCCCTCAGAGATGTTCGAGTACAGACCAGCCTCGATCAGAGGAGCCACAGAGAACCGCTTGTTCTGATCAAGGATGACTTGCTTCTGGCCTTGTAGGATACGGACCTTGTTCATGTCAGTGCCAGCCAACTGGATACGAGTATCCAGACGGATCAGCTCCTTCCGGTTCTTGTTGAACTGTTCGATCTCACTCAGCTTTGCCTTGTAGGATGCGATCTGGGTCTTCAGAGGAACACCACGAGTGGAGAGCTGAACGACGTTCGCTTGGGTGTTCATGTACGGAACCACGAGAGAGCGAACCACGATGAGATCCTTGGCATTGCTGACAACGCCTTGGACAGCCCCCTCAGTGGCCACCATTGCCTTCATGGCATTCTTCCCCATGAAGGTGGAAGTGATCGCCTGTACGCCCTCACGCAGCGCCTCTGGCACACGAGTATTCCCAGTCCACAGGTCAACGACCGATGGATCACGGTAGCCCAGAGCAGTGTTCATCTGATCCTTGCGGACGTAGAACTGATCCTTCCCGAACACCTCTTCGATGTGACGCTTCGTCTGAGGAGAGATGACATTCCAGCTCTCCACGAACACACGGTCAGGCTTCTTCATGCGACGACGTTCTGCAACAGTCGCACGATCCCATGCCTTCTGCTGTGCTGCCAGCTCTGGCAGGTTCACGAACAGCTCATCATCGTTGTCTCCACGAGTGTCGTAGATACGCTTCAGCTCGTCGATCAGCAGGTTGTTGTACTTCTGAGCGAACTTCTCTTCCACCTGACGACCAGCCCAGACACCCAGCATCAGAGCGAGGTTGCTCTTCGGAGCTGTGTACTTCTCCACGATGTCAGGGTTCATGTACCGCTCATAGTGGAGCACCCCATCCATATCATAGACAGGGAGCAGGGCTTCCTTGTTGTCTGGAAGACCATTCGACAGAGTGTTCATGTGGTCAGTGACCACCTCAACAGACGAACCAGAGATGATACCAGCAGTCTGACCGTTCACAGACAAACCAGTGGTTGCATCCACACCCCGGTAGGTGTCTTGGATGAGCTGCATGACGCCCTGAGAGTAGGTGCCAGTCTGCTTCGTCGAGGTCACGTAGTAGCCCCGGTTCACAGTGCTGAAGTCACGATCAGCAGTGGCATCAGCCACACGCTTGTAGCCCTTCTTCTCCAGTTCACGACGATCCTCATCCTTGGCGATGATGACCTTCTTCCCAGCCTGAGCCAGATCAGGGATGTAGCCCTTGTATCCGTTCATCCGAGCGACATCAGTCACCACCTTGAGGTCTTCTTCCTTGTTCAGACCCTTCATGTAGACCGCGAGGTTCTGCATGGCTTCAGGATCCTTCTCGTACATACGAGTGATCTCCTGACGCATCTGAGGATCCGACCCCTTCATCGCATAGAGCGAGATGAGTTGGTCGATCTCTTCGGTCATACCGGGTTGGTAATCCCCAGCCATCATGTTGATGGCAAAGGCATTCCGCCACAGTTGGTGTCCCGGACCCTTGCCATTCATGAAGTCAGCCAGTTGCTGTGCCTTCTCCTGAATGACGTTGTACGTCCCAACGCTGTAGTTGGAGCGAAGAGCACCCTCAGCCTGAGCGATACGAGTGTCGATGATGTTCTCATCCTTGAACATCTCGAACGACTGGTTCGGACGGTTCTCGTCATAGACAGCACTGAAGTCGGTACGGCCCAGCACCTTGTGAGTTGCTTTCCACTGGTTCGCATCAGGACGGTTCTCGAACTCATCCTGAAGCAGCACTGGAAGATCCTCACGGTAGTTCTGACGAACAGCCGATGCACCGTAGTTCGCCTCACCCTGGAGAGCCACCACGTTACGGTTGGTGTCGTCAGTACCGATCATCTCGTTGACGAACTCACGGACAGGAACAGCCCAGTCCAGATTGGTCCCCATGTGAGTGACACGCTTCAGACCTTCGGCTTGGATCTCTGCACGATCCTGATCCAAGAAGGCAGTGGCCGAGGCAATTGCACCCACAGTCACCTTGGTCAGGTTGGAGCGAGTCGATGCACGCATCTCTTCGTTCACTTGTTCGGTGTACCCGGCCAGCTTCTTGAAGACCCCACTCACATGGGCATCTGCCTTGGAGATGTTCTTCATCAGACCAGACAGCAGACGGAATTCCTTCTCGGACTCCTCAATGAGGATCGAGTTGGACAGGTCATCCAGTGTCTCAGTGACGGACTTGCCTGCGAGGTCAATCGACCCCACAGCCTTGTTCATCAGCATTCCTGTCAGAGAGCTGAGGAACTCATTGAGAGAAGCACCGCTGACGTTTTCGACGGATTCCGGCACAGGAAGCTGGTCAAGAGCATTGCGGAAGCCATTACTGGTTTGGCTGAGAGCGAGTAGAACAGCGATTGCATCAGAGACTCCTTCCTCATTCTTGGACGCACCAAAGATCTCCATCACTGCGGAGTAACGATCTTGGGTGTTGTTCAGTCCAAACATTTCTGGAGTCAGGTTGTCGGTGACATGCTTGAACATATCGTTCAGAGCCAAAGCACTCTGATCATCCAGACGCATCTCCATGGCCAGAACCATGTGGATCGCCTTGAAGGTCTCCTTTTGATAGGCACTGAAGGCGAACCCACCGAGGTCCAGTTCATCCAGAGCAGCTTGAGCATTCTTCCGGTAGTCACTGATTTGCTTCAGTTTTTCCGAACGACGACCCTCAGCAGCATTCGCCTCAGCGAGACGTTGCTTCGCAAGGTCGATCCAGAAATTCGTGAACTTCTGAGCGTTCGGTGTCAGCTCACCAGTCTCACCATCCGTGTCCACCGGAGGAGGAGTGGACTCCACTTCCCGCTCACCAGTGACCAGCAGCTCGGTGTTGAACTCGATGTTCGACAGGATGTCAGACTTCACCCCACCCAGCAGACGCTGCATGAGAGCCTTCAGGCTGGCAGCCATACGCTTGATCAGTGAGGTCTGCTTCTGGCTCAGTTCACTACGCAGAGACTCGTTGGACAGGGTCCAAGCCATCATCTCGTTGAGAGCAGCAGCATACCCGAACGCATCACCACGGGCTTCCAGAGCGATGATCTGTGCCTTGGCACTGTTCGCAGCAGGAGTGTCGATCTCCATGTCCATGAACTCTTGCTTCAGAGTCTCCAGACGACCGATGATCGCATTGTTCGTGGTGTCACCGTTGTAGAAGTCTTCGACCTTCTGGAAGGTGGCAGCGTGGATCAGCTCGTGAACCAGTGTCTCATGGTTGTTGTCCGTGATCAGCATCACGTCATTCACCGGATCGTAGACACCCTTCTTATCCTGACGCAGGACAGTTTCCCCGGTGCCGACGTTCTCAGCGTACCAGTCACTCACCTCTTGGGGCGAACCAATGACGACACGGGTACTCAGCCCAGCCTTCTGGAGGATCCGGACAGCAGCAGCCACAGGCTTGTTGCGTGTCTCACGCAGCAGTCCATCCAGAACAGTCGCTGCATCAGTCACGACCAGTTTGCTGAACTCACCTTCCACAGGCTCACGCTCAGTCTGGTCTTCGATCTGAAGAGCATTGGTCTCGATCTCGCTGAACTCCCCATCAATGGAGCCATCAGCGTTCTCTTGGACACCCTCACTCACAGGAGCCTGACCCAGTTCCTGACGGATCATGTCGTTGATCTGACCCAGAGTCCACTCACGACCATCCGGACCACTGGTGAAGGCTGTAGCCGATCCACCCATGTGGTCGATGGAGACACCGATCTTCTTGAAGACGGTCTTCCGTGCTTGGTTCATACGCTGCATCTCGATGACAGCAGCGATCAGTTGCTCAGGAGAAGTGGCCAGAGCCTTGGTCTTCTTCTTCTTGGCATTCTCGAATGCACGGGTCCAAGCCTGATTGAGCAGCTCACCATCGCTGGCAGTTTTCTCAAGGAAACCAGTGACATCATTGACGATGTCGCCGATCACATCGGACTCCCAGTTCTGGAGCACAGCAGCGTTGATCTGTTGAGCGTACTCAGTGACCTTGTCGATTGGCATGTCGATACCGTCGAACACCTGAAGGGTGTTCTCAGGGAACGTCTCACCACCGTAGATCCAGTTCATCATCATGGCATCGCCACGACCCTGAGTGATGTACGGGATGACCTTCACCCCGGCCAGTTCAGGAGACGGCATGGCAGCAGCCATCTGGAAGCCACCAGTCATGGACTCGGACAGTTTGATCCCATTGTCAGTTGCAGTGAACGAACCAATGTCGAGAGTCTGCATCCCGTTGGCATAGGTCGGGCTATAATCTCGAATTTGAGCAATTACTTCATCATAATCACGTTGAGTGAGAGCAGTACGATCTTCTTTGTCTTCGTTTTTTGCAGCACGCTCTTTCACCTTGGCATCAAGCAGCTCTTGGAACTTGGCAGTCAGGAATTCAGTCTGGAAAGCAGTCATTAGAACCAAGGTGTCATTCACTTTAGTGATTTCATCACCGATCACGCTCTTCGCAGTATTAGACAGAACCTTTCCCAAAGTTTGGGTAACAACATCCTTCATGGCGTTCATCGACTTTGTATCAAGGAAAGACTTGTTCCAGTCCACGTTGGGAGGAAACTTAGTCTGGAATACCAATTCGAAGTCTTTCTTGAAGGCTTCCATTCCACCAGGATATTCAGTAATTCCATCAGGATTGGCAATGAGTTGCTTATACATTTCCATAGTCATATCCTGAGCCAGACCAGAACCGATCCCACGTTCAGAAGAGCCGTAGACCGTCTTGGTCATCGGATTCTTCGATGTGTTCCGGGTCATGACGTACTGGCCATTCTCGTACTTCAGATCCCCGAAGGCAGAAGCGAAGCGAGACACAGCGTGGAAGCGTTCCTTGTCCACAGCAGAACCGTTGGCGATCTCTTGGTAGAGAGCGTACTGACCCTGAAGCGAAGTCACTTCGTACAGGTCATGCTCTTTCCCTTCACCGTAGAACTCGTTCAGCGTCATGGTTTTGGTTCCGAGGAAGAAACCCACACGCTTGAAGTTCATGTAGTCCATGGCCGTCAGAACACCCTGACCGAAGTTGGCCATCATATTGCCGGGACCATCGGTCTTACCATCCAGCTCGAAGGACAGGGAAGTCTCGAAGGCATTCTGAGTACCGGCAGCCACAGCGTTGTT